TTTACTGTTTCTGAATAATCTATTAATTTAGGTCTTTGAAAAGTATTATCAGCCATATTAATACTTGCTGATCTTGTTTCTGAAGCATTTTTATATGAAACATAAGCACTATAAGCTAAAACATCTGTTCCAATAACCAAACCTAAATTACTTCTAGCTCCAGATGCATTTGATACACCAGATAAATCATCAACTAAAGCGTTTACTTCTGATGTTGAATAAACACTTAAATTACTTCTTGCTGTTGATGCATCAGTAACACCAGATAAATCATCAACTAAAGCATTTACTTCTGATGTTGAATAAACGCTTAAATTACTTCTTGCAGTTGACGCATCTGTAACTCCTGATAAATCATCAACCGCTGCACCAATTTCTGTAGTAATTTCTGATCCTGTTTTAAAATTTGTAACTTGACCTTCTAAAGTAGTTGTTCTAGAATCAACATCAGCTATTCCATCTTCTATGTTATTTAAATTTGTTGCATTAATAGCTGGAGCTTGATCATTTACCCACGTTGTTTTTGTATAAGACATCTATTTCTCCATTAACTTGTGATATCTAAATTAGCACTTCTTTGAACATTAATTGTATCTACATCATTATTTGTTAAAGAAAGTGGTTTTAAATTATTTGTTGGTTCTAAATCATTCTTTGGATATATACCATCAAAAAATAATTTAGTATCAAAATCATAAAAATCTTTTATTTTATAACTAAATAAATCTTCTATTTTTGTTAAATAATAATCATATGTTCTTACTGAACTTACTAAAGTTCCAGTAAAAAGTTCATCTATCCAGAACATTAAAGCTATTGTTCCCGATAAAATTATATAATTATTTATCATACCAGGACTAGAAGAATATACTAATTGAATATCTCGATTATCCAAAACACCAGTTCTTGAATTTGTATTAAAATGATTTTGTTCCTCAATATAAAATTCTTCATTATTACGAGGAATTATCATTTCCATATTTCCAATATCTGGAAATTCAATTATTTTATTAGCAAAAACTTTTACACCAATTGGATGCATAGTGTTTTTAACTAAATCTTCATAAATACCAATATCTAAATCAGTTTCAACTTCATATGTATAATAAGCATAATAAAAATTATCATGTAAATATTTACTATTATCTAATTCACTTTGATTTAAAATAAAAATACTTTCAGCAGGATATTTTATTTTAATTTTTTTATTTAATAAATTAAAAATAAATTTTAATGATTCTTCATTACCTTTATTTGAATAAAAAACTTTTGCATTTTTAATAAATTCTTTTACATTTAAATCATTTAATAGAGTTGCTGGAAATGAACTAATATATTGTTTTATATAATAAATTAATGAATCATCATTAACAGAATTAATATCAATATATTCAGGTAAAGAATATAAAACTCCAACTGGTCCAGATTCAGATTCAATTGCTTCCAAATATTTTTTAATAAAAGCAATATAATTAGGATATTCATCTTTAATATATTGTGGAATAATTGCATCAACTAAATAAGAATAAGGTCTTTCTTTCATTTATACACCAATAAAAGTAAAATTTGTTGTTCCTAAAATAGGTAAATTATTTCTAATAAAAACAATATCATCAATAGCAGTTTTAAAATATAATAAATTATCTGTTTCATCCATATCATCTCTTGCAAAACTAATTCTTCCACTTGTATAATCAACTGAACCAATAATTTCTAAAGTTGATTTATCAACAATATTTCCTAAACTATCATCTCTCAAATATGTATTATCAATTGAACCTGGTAATAAAGCATTTCTTGTTTCAAAAGAATAAGCAAAACTTGAAAGAGTTGTTTTATTAAATTTTATATTTAAAATAAGATCTGTTAAATTATTTGATACTTCTGGTAATTCATCAATTAAATGAATTAAATTTGAATATTTTAATTTAGTATCATAAACTAATAATTGATTTTTAAAATAATCAGAAATATTTGATTGAATTTCTGAACTAATAGTTGAAGTTGATTTATTATAATTTAAATAATAATATATTTTTGATGATATATTTACATAAATATAAATTGGATCAATAATTTTTAGAACTATTGAAAGTGGCATGTATGGTCTAATAAAAGAATATATTTCATCTTTTTGTGTATCTGATAAATTTGAAATAGTATCAACTGGTTTGAATGTAGAAAAAATTGTTCCATAAGTTGGAGGACTTTCATCAGCACCATTCCAAACATTCAATATTTCAACAAATGAAATATCTTTTAATAATGCTTGATAATCTTGCCTAGTAACCGCTCTATTTTGTGCTTCATAAAATTTTGGAGCATTAGTTTTAATTGAATTTAAACTCTCTTCATTTAATCCTCCATTAGAAACTTCAGAAGTAATTAAAAAATCACTATTATCAAAAGCGGTAACATTTGAATAAACAGTTTGATCTAATGTAGCATCTGTTAAAGAATTTCCTAAAACTCCTTCGGTAACACCATAAGTAACTTTTATTTCAACACCATTTGATGGTTTTTTACCAATAATATTATCACCAAAAGTAATTACTAATTTATCATCTAAATTTAAATCAACAAAATATATTTCAGAATCACTTGTTCCAGAAATATTATTTCTATATTCTGTCCATAAAACTCCATCAACTGTAACTGAAAGAAAATTATCATCAATATCATAACCATATAATAATTCAATATCACTTCCATCAAAAGTAAATGTTTCTTCATACAATTCTCTTTGATATAAAGAAATTTCAGTTTCAGAAATTTTATCTAAAATAGTATATGAAGCTTCTGTTATAAACTTTTTTCCACCAACACTAAACAAACAATTTTGTGGAATTAATATTCCATAATCTTCTTCAATTTCTTTTTCTAAAGTAACACATTTCATTTTTATTTTTAAACTTGATGAAATTTTTCTATGAGGAATATAGTTTAATGATTTTGCTATAACTACCGCATTTTTATAAAGTGTTGCGGTATCCAAATATAATTCTTGAGTCGTCATATTTAAATAATAATTTTGTTGAAGTGTAATATAAGTCAACAAATTTGCAATACTATTTAACGCAGAACCATCAAAAGAATAATCTTGAAATTCATCAGAATCTTTTATATAATTTATTATATTTTCTTTTAGATCATCAAAATCTAATTTATCAAATAAATAATCAGCCATTTAAAGTCCTTGTAATTGTAAGGTAATTTGAACATTTCCTATTGAATTTAATTTAATAATGATATATTCTATATCAATATAATATTGTAAATTTTCATTATCTGCTTGTATATCTATATTATTTATCTGAATCCTAGGTTCATGATTTTCAAGTGCAAAATTTATTTCATTTCTAATTAATAATTCTGTAACTAATGACATTTTTTCAAATAAAATATTATTTAACCCAGAACCAAATAGAGGATCAAAAGGAACTTCTCCTCTATTAGTAAATAAAATATTTTTAATTGATTGATTAATTGATTTATAATCTTCTAATGTTTCAATATCATTAGTAATAATTTTATCAAATTCAAAATTAAAATCTGAATAAATTGACATTTTTACTCCGCAAATGTTTTTAATGATGATGTTATAATTGTACCAACAGGACAAGCAGAAACTACATCACCTAATCTTGCTGCTTGTTGATTTTCAGCATATACTGACTTTGCTGAAGTAACTATTATTGTTATATGTCCACAATCACATAAAGCAATATCACCTAGACGTGCTACTTGTTGATTTTCAGCATATACTGATTTAGCACCTGTAATAATTGTTCCTATTGTATGTCTACAACCACTATGACAACAACAAACACATGAAACCAAATCTCCAACTCTTGACATTAAATTATTCATGATATTTCATATAACATAGAAAATAAAAGTGGATATTTTTCTATAGAATTTAATAATGAATATTTTTTAATATAATTCATTGCATCATCATAACCATTGTTATCTGCATCAACTTTATTTTCTAATGTTACTGTAATTAAATTTAAATTTGTTTTATAATATGTTAATTCTAAATCTAATTCAATTAATTCTGATAAAGAATAATCACCCGGCATTGAAGATAAAAATGTATTAAAATTTTTATAATCATTTTTAATAGTTGAAAGATAAGATGATTCCAATGATGAAAGATTATCTATAACAATCTTATGAACTCCATAAGTATCATCAATTTCTAATGGATCTAAATTATCTTCACTTAAAATATTTGATTTTAAATTTGCCATTGATATTAAAACAATTAATTTTTGTTCAAAAAATTCATGTCTTTCTTCATTTAATTCTTCTAAATAATCTTTGAAATTATTAACAATAGTTTGTAAATCACCTATTAAACCATCAAAAATTGCTTTTTCATCAGTATCAGAACAAGTAACATCTGTTGTCATTGTACTTAATTTTAAAATTGATGATGATACATAATTAATGATTGAAGAGTAAGGATTCTTCAATGATGATCCATTAATAAGATTGTTTATTTTATTAGTAATAGTCATTTAATTTAACTCTATTTTTGAACCAGTGATAACAACTTTTCCACTTGATTTTATATTTGTTTGCCCACCAGTTGTTATATTTGAATCACCACCAACATCGATATTTAATGTTTCATTTATTTTTTCATTTTTACTTTTATTAATTAAAATATTTTTTGCTCCATCTATATGAACATTTTTATTTCCTTCAATAAGAATATTATCATCAGAAATAATAATTGTTGTTTGTTTATTTTTAATATTATTTACTACTTGTCCATCTGGAAAATATTCTTGAAAACTACCTGATTTATGATATATATGAATTCTTTCTTTTCCATTTGTATCATCTATTTCAATAATATGTCCTGATTTAGTTTCAATAACTCTATTATCTGGATATTTTGAATCATATTCTGTTTTTGGTTCATCAAAAGAAATTCCATTACAATTTATACCAGTTTTAACATTATTTTTTTTATCTTGAATAATAGTTTTTTCTATTTTTTCATTTCTTGCAAGTCTAGAAATTGGAGATTCATTTTTATATTCTTTATTAGGATGTTTTCCAGCTGGATCAGAAAAACCTAAAGTAAAATCAGGTTGTTGTTGTAAAATTTTTGGAATTGTTCCAAAATAAATAGGATGTTGAAATTCTGAATCTAAAAATAAAATTAAAACATAAGAACCTTGTTCTGGAACTTTAAAATCACTAATACCATCAATTGAATTTGTAAAACATGGAACTGCCCAAGGTAGATCATCAACATTTAAAAATTTATTATCTATTTCATTATTTTTATTTTCAGTATGAATTCCAATAATTCTAACTTTTATTCTTCCTAATTTTAAAGGATCTGAAGAATTATCTTCACAAACTCCGACAAAAATCATATATTTTTTCTCCCTTTTATTTTTTCAAATTCTTTAAAATTAAAAAATGAATTTTTAATTAATTTTACATTTTGTTCAAAATAACCTGTTCTATAAATAATATGATTTATATTAGTAACAAACCAATTTCCATATAATAAAGTATTTATATCATTATCATCTTTTATTTGTCTTCTAATATCAAGATTAAAAACTTGTCCAACTGTTTTTGTTGAATCACCATTTAATTTTACAATCATATGATACTTAGATAAAGCTTTTAATAATAAACTTCTATAAGAAAGATGTTCACCAGAATTTTTATAAGTTATATTAATATTATTGTAATTTGATAATTCTTTTCTATTTTGAACATTTTTACCTAAAAATGTTCCTTTTTCAGTTGCTGAAATAAAATCATTATTAAAGACATTAAAACCATAAATATTATCTAAAATTTGATAATATGTATTTCCAAAACTTCCTAATTTAAGAAGTTCTAAATCATTAAAATATTTTGAAATTGTTTTACTTTTTATTATATTATATTTATATAAAGATTCATTAGTATCTTTAAAAAATAATTCATGAGTTGGTTTTTTACTCATTAATTCACTTAATGATGTAAAATTAAAACCATTTATATTTTCAAAAAACAAAAAATCATGATATTTATTTTTTGAATATTTTGTTAAATAATTAAATATTTCTGATGGTTTCCAAAAATTACTTATAAATTCAATTTTTTCAATATTTGATTCAAAATTAATATTTTTCTTTGATTTAAAAATATCAGTAAATATTTTTTGAATTATGTTATTTGGAGTATCATTAAATTTTTTACTAAATTTAAATTGTTCATTTAAAATAAATTCTTTTGAAGCAAAATAAATAACGACTAATGATGCATCTTTTATTTTTGATTGAACATTTAAATCTTTTTCTATTTTATAAATATAATATGTTTGAATATTATTTTTATTAAAATCATTATTAGTATTAAAAAATATTGTTATTTCTTCACCACCAACAATAGGAAAAGTTTCAATTATATTATTTGTATCTTCTAAAATTAATTTACCTGTTTTAAAATTTGAAAAAATATCTTCAAAAATATTAACTGAAACAAATACATTTTTTAATGAAACTTCTTTTTCATCATTTTTTAAATTTAATTTATATAAATTAGCATTAGATATTATTTCATTAATCATTTAAATACTCTTTATTACTTCTGATAATACTGTTCCAATATATAAAGGATTAATTACTTTAATAATTCTTTTATTATCATTTTCTAAAATTAATATTTCTACTTGAGATATATAATAATTCATAGCTTCTGTATTAGTATTTAAATTAACATCATCACCATAAATTTTCTTTGTTCTATCTTTTGCTATTAAATATAAAATTTCTTCAGATATTGGAAGATCAAAAATAATATCATCTATTTTATTTAATAATGCTAAAATCCACCAATAATCAGTTTTATTATATAATTCAAATGATATTGTATCTAATCGTTTTATTCCATCAATTCTATAGATATCAATAAATTCATTATCATCTAAAATTATATTAAGATGGAAAAATATATTTTTCATCTTAGCAGTGGATGAAATACTAGAAATTGTATATTCTAAAGTTGGTAAATTTGAAAAATATTGCAAAATTAAATCCTTTTTTATTTATGATGGAACATCACTTTGACTAGCTCGATATAATTCTTTAAAATCTATTGACATTTTTACAGAAAGAGGATGTCCTGTTTTATACATTCTTAGAACACCATCTGGAGTATAATTAACAGTAAAATTTGTAATCACACAATCTTGAATATAAATTCCCATTGGATTTTGACTAACAGGAAATAAATTCCACATGGCTGGATAATGAATTAATTGTCCTGTGTATGTGGGTAAAGATTCTTTTCTGATTTTAGAAATAATTTTTGATAATATAGTTGCTTCTTCCTCACTAGATGGTATTAAATCCCACGAAAAAGAATAAGTTCTAAAATTAGATCCATTATATGATAATGAGGCATAATCATTAATAAATTCACCTTTTATTAGATGTTTTAGTGGTGTACCACCACTTTCAATCATTTTTTTACTAAATCCAGCTTTTGCACCTTCTTTGAAAGATATTAAACCTTCAGTTTCATCCCAATTAGAACCTTCAGTTAGATTTAATCCTTCTGAAGGAGTCGGAAGGATTATTTTTACTGAATCTGGAATTTTATTAATTTTTTGATAAAATCTATGTGATTTTAATGTAATTCTATAACTGATAGGAATCATCAAAAAAGAATCACCTTTGTTTGAAATATCTTTTGGAAATTGTAACATTTATACCTCACTTATTTATTTTATTTATCAGATAGAAAAAGCGACGATTCAATTAAGGATCGTCGCTTTAATATATTTAATAAATTAAATTAATAATCTAATTAGGTAAACTATTAACTGTAATTTTTTGATAATAATTCTTAGCACCGAAAGGATTTTCAGTTAAACCATATCTTGTGCTGAAGAACAAACGTGGAATATTATCTTCTTCACCATAACCTTTATTTACACGAAGTGGAATATAAGGACAGTAATAAAGACCAGCATCAATTTCTGAACCACCTTTATAACCTAAGTAAACAGCTTCTTCTGCAGTAGTTGGGAATAAATCAACAAAAACTTTCATTCCATCAAAAGTACCAACAAAAGCATTACTTAAAGGATCGCCATTTGATTTAAATCTTCCAGTTGCTTCTAATGCTGTTAAAACTCCAGAAGTAACAATCATAAAAGTTGCTTGACCACGACGATTAGCAACAGCTAATTTACGACGTTGTCGAGAAATAATATTAATTAATGATAAATATTTTTCATTTTCATAACGTCCTTGATCAAAATTCTCAGTATTATCATAAGTCCATGATGCAGCAGCTAAACCATTATCGGAAGTTAAAGCAGCATAAGCTTTGATTTGATCAATAAATTCTCTATTCATTTCACGAACAATTTCATCACCAGCTACGCCAGAAAGTAATTGTTCTGCATTTAAACCATGAACAGCTCTTAAATCGTCTT